GCGCATTCCCAAGTAAGATATTTCTACCTTACTCCCCAGCGGTCTTTGCCAGCTGTCAGGGGCTGTCAGCCCCTACTGTCAGAGACAGTTAATAGCGAATACAATCACACCTTTGATGGTACAAAGATATGTTCGCTAAAAGTGTAGATACGACGCGCTTTGAATCCCGCTCCCCCAGGAATTACCCCGGGAGTGCGAACTAAGCCTTCGGCAAGGTGCCGAATATTATCCCCAGAGGGGGGTGAGGCGTACATGGAGTACACCCCGGCTAAGTAACGGCCCACCTGGTTGGTCTTCGCCAACGCAGGTGTTTCGGCCATCGATTCAAAGTAACCAGCCTCCCAGCCACGACGTTTATCGCGCCGCGACTGTTTAAGGTCATATGACCCAAGGAGGTGGCCATCTCCGTAACCATCCGGCCCATACATTCTCCAACAAGGAGGAATGAAAGACTCAGCAATCTTAGCAAGCTCGCGCTCGCCTCGACGCATCATCCAATTATGGGTGACGAAGAGGTTTTGAACGGAGATGGTGTCCTTCTTAAAGAAAGGACGCACGTCTTCGCCATTCAACCAGTCAGCGCCGCAAGACTCCCTAAAGGGCCCGCTTGTAAACGACTTCTCCGTATTCACGTTGAAGCCGCACCAAGTGAGGGTCGCATACAGGAGGTCTACGGCCGGTGTTGGGACGATGATATCATCCCCGTAAACCGTGACGTCTGACTCATTACAACCTACGACTGAGACACAAGCTGCAGAAAGAGCCCAGAAGATTAGGCTCTCCAGCTCAAATGTGTAACCATTCCCCATCGAACTAAATTTCTCTAATTCGATTTCGATGGTCTCGTAAGCAACCGACCCGGTGCGCATGGAGTTTAGGAAATCAACCCATGGCTCGGGCAGGAGGTCAAACACAACACTAAAAGCGATTGTGTCGCTCGCGCTAGAGAGGTCTATTGTGGCTAAGGAGCCATCTATTGAACCTCGTCGCGCCATCTCTTGGTTCCTCACCTGAGATGTTAGGTCTTGGTTGGCATGGACGCGAAGCCTCTTCTTGAGGTAAGACCCAACCGCTAGCTGCCAAAACCCATTGAGAATGGGCTCGACAACTATCGGCCGGTCAGTCTTCGCGTTCTTTTCGACGAAAATTAGCCGACCCACATCGACCGCCACTGGACTTACCCAGCCACTCTCTATCACAGAATCCCGACCCTCGTCGAAACGAGAGACGGATTTCCATTCGGAGGAGTGACTGGACCAGCAAGGAGTTTCCTTAAGGAAACGGTCAACATGAGGTAGCATTTCTTCGCTACACACTAGACCGCGAGTAAGCTTAGCTTCCCAGCAAGCCTCTCGCTTTTTGACATTTGTGGTCGCCCCGGGACCGAATGATCCCTGGAGTTTAGAGAGGGCCGGAACGTCGCCGAGGACCCATGCGATTTTACGCCTAGCGAGCGAAACTACCCGCTGGACGCCCCCAAAGGGGCACAGTGATCCAAAGTAACGATTGACCCTTCCACACTGCAGTTCGGCAGCAATAACGGCTTCAACAGCGTTCTTGCGCCGATTGTACCCAGCGTCGACATTCCGAGCCTTCTTGATGAGGGCCTGGATTTGCGTTGCACCACGAAAATCTTCTAAGTCGCCCCGGTAATCCGGAACAAAGTCAAAGATCTCGCGGTACTTCTTTTGCATCATAAGTGACGCAACATAGTCTGACTGGGCCCCTCTTTTCGAGAGGACTGCAGCCACTTGGAGACGAAACGATTCATCATCGTTTTCCGATAGGGGGTCGGCAAAACCCATTGTTCTTTCCATAAAGGCGTTCCTTATAGAGTATATATCAGATCAAAGCAGGGAAGAGAAAGCCAGCCAGCTTGCGCTAGTAGGCGTCCTCACCGTAGATCATGAATCTGGTCTGCGGCCCGGTTCCCGACTTCCACGCATCCCCGGCAGAGGCCCCATCGAGGGTACCCGTCGCCGTTGTACTCGAAGCGCCTGCGACCAGGCCAGCCGCGAACTTAATCGCGTTGGCACAGTCCGCAATAACGGCTCGAGAAGGGACAGTCATGGAAATCGTCACCGGAATTTCATAGGCAACCTTTGGGGCTGCCTGATATCCTGCTGACGTCCCAGCGGTTCCCAGGGTCTCCATGACCCGGAGGGTTACCTTTAGAACCCGTCGGTATGCACCCGATTTGAGCTTCTCGTTCGCGAGTTGCTCGACCGTGTGCTGCCCGTCCACCGGCACCCCGGCCACCTGAGTCATCCATTTCGGACGATTATTGGTGACCGGAACGAAAGTGAACTCGACGGGAGTCGTGACGGTATCATCCTTCAGAAGGATGTTCGCCATTGCGCCCATTATAGGCTCCTTATATCAGTGAGGTGAAGGACAAGACACAAATTCCAAGCTAAGATCCTCCCTTTCCAAGGGGAGAACCAACCATCCTATCGAGGCATATCACGGAACTCGACTATCTGTCGAAGTTTGCCGCAAACGGCCACGAAAAGTCTGATTTATCAAACTTGGAGCCGTGACGAAGACGCGTTGGGCTCTTAAAACCCAGAGCGCGGTCGAACATTTGATGAGCCAGTGCAATAGCGTTCCCCACACGGCGGCCATGGATGGCGCCGCTTACTTTGACCGTCGGAAACGGTACAGTCAGTGTGGATAAGAGTACGCGTTGCAAAGCGAAGTAATCACTAGCAAACGGTGGTATGTAGTCCACTGTTGGCCATGGGTTCCCAGGATGGGACTCCACAGCCTCAGCGAACCGATTATGACCGCTTGTAGTCCTAAGGAACCGCCCCTTCAAGAAGGGTACAACCCCGATCAAATCGAGGTACGTTCCAATAGGAATGAACCAGTCGATCACGAACGACCATGGGAGTCTTTCCCAGAGGATCGAAGCCGGATCGAGCAAGCCCATCGACCGTAAGGCGTTTAACTCTTCACTTTGTTCATAAGTGTAAGTACGCCGGATGATTCCCTCAAACCTTTGCTCCACTAGCCCCTGAGGGTTTTGTGGAGGTATAATTATCGGGAACTTCTTCGTCGCCTTGATCGTAACCCCTCTTGGTCCGTTAGAAATAGCCTCAAACGCTTTCGCGGCCGAGAACACATCCTGCAGGAGAGGAGTCCAACCATAGCTTAACTCGAGGAACGTACCAGATACATCCCGAACCCTTAACGGGGACTCGGACGGCCCTCTCACCCTTAGACCTCTCGTACGGGAGACTTCTCCCACACGAACGGCTTTAGGCAAGCTGACAGTTTTCTTACTGGCAGTACTCCCCCACGCGCGGAGAGCCCCCGGGACATTGCCCCGGGATAGCTCCCAGACACCTCGCGTGATCTTACCGAGAGAGTTGGTAACCATTGAGGCGGTTTTATCCACCTCAGCCAAGGAGACCCCGATATGAAAATCGTGGCCCTTGACTTTCTTCGTGAGTTTCTCTAGGAGCTGAAGCTCCATAAAGTTATCCCAAAGATTCAGGTTGGGAGCAGGGGCGATAGGCCAGATATAGCCAGCAGAGTCCCCTTCAGGGACGAAAATGCTGTGCCACTTGAGCTTGCCTTTTCCGGCAAGCATCTGGTATTTACGGCTAAACATAGCATATGTATGCCACGGTTTGCCGTGGTGGATCCCATCGTCGCTCCAGTGGATACCGTCCGTTCCATTCCACTCCTTCTCGGATGTGAAGATGGACGCGTCGGGGGTATTAACATTGTAATACCAGGTACCCGTCGACCAACTACCGGCCGTCATTCAGGACCCGGATCCCTCGCTTCCGTACTGACATCGGTATTTCTACCGAAGCATTCGGGAGGCAGGGGGACGCCCGGCTCCGCTACACACACCCGCACTCGGGCCTCAGTAGCCACGGTCCTACACCCTCCAAGGAGAGTGAGACCGCAGCAGAGGCAAAAGGCGAGAGGAACGAACCCGTACAGAGTTTTCTCCCATTCAATTGGGATTATACCCTGTCGTGGCTTGTCTTTCGACATATGCGTTCCTCCTTTTTGCGTGTAGTTTCTCTGACGGAGCACATCGCCCGCCCAGCCGAGAGCACCCAAGATGGGGCTCTGCACCGTTAAGTGCAATCCTACGCAGATCAATGACGTAGAATCCGACTGGACCCCGAAATCGATTTCGGGGGTGGGAGATGATTCAGCCTACACTCCATTGAAAAATGAAGTGCATGCTAGGACGCTCTTGTGCCCTAGCCAGCCCCCG